GCATGCCGTACGAGGGCAACGAGATCGCCGACGGCATGCAACGCGCAGGAGTTCTCTGATGCCAGCCATCATTGCAGCCCTCCTCGGAGCCATGGGCCCCGTCCTCGACAGGCTGATCCCCGATCCCAACGCGCGCCATGCGTTCTCGTTGCAGCTCCTGTCGGCGTTGCAGGCGGCGGACTTGTCGCAGCTCAAGATCAACGAAGCCGAGGCCAGCAATCCGAACCTGTTCGTAAGCGGCTGGCGTCCGTTCATTGGCTGGATTTGCGGCGGCGCGCTGTTCTACCAGTACATCTTCCTGCCGCTTGGCGTGTATATCGCATCGTTCATCAGCACGGCCGCGGTGACGAATATCCTGAACGCGCCGAAGCTCGACGGCAATCTGTGGGAACTGATGATCGGCATGCTCGGAATGGGCGCTCTTCGATCATTTGAAAAGATGAAGGGCGTGGCATCCAAATGACGACCGGCCTTACCTACAACCAGTACGTCACAGAACTGGCTAACCTCGCGGTTGTCGACCCGGCGGACACCAATTTCGTCACAAACTTGCCGCAGTGCATTACGTACGCTGAAAACCGCATCTATCGCGATCTCGACCTGCTGTCGACCGTATCTGCGACCACCGGCTTCTCGCTGTCGACCGGCAGTCGGCAGCTGACTTTCCCGTTGCCGACGTTCGTCACGCTGCAGGAAGTCAACGTGATCACGCCGGCGGGCATTTCAGACCCTAATGCGGGGACGCGCGTCTCGCTGTGGCCGGTGACCAAGTTCTGGCTCGACATGACCTACCCGACGGCAACGGTCACCGGCGTGCCAGCCTACATGGCGATGCTCAATCAGAATACCGTGCTGGTCGGACCATGGCCTGATCAGAACTACGCGGTCGAGATGGTCGGGACCGTGCGCCCGGATTCGCTGTCGGCATCCAACTCGACGACATTCGTCAGTCTCTACCTGCCAGACCTGTTCCTCATGGCGTCCATGGTTTTCATCAGCGGCTACCAGCGCGACTTCGCGCTGGCGGCCAGTCAGGCCAACGACGCGCAGATGCCGGTCAATTACGAAAGCCAGTACCAGACGCTGCTCAAGAGCGCGATGGTCGAGGAGGCCCGCAAGAAGTTCGAAGGTGGTGGCTGGACGTCAATGTCGCCGGCCGTGGCCGCGACGCCGTCGCGCGGGTAGCGCATGCACGCCACCCTGAAACTAATCCCGACGGTCGACACGAACCGAACGCCCGCGCTGAACGAGGCGGCGATCAGTTCGACGCAACTCGTGCGGTTCATCAAGGATCGCGAGAATCTGGGCCTTGTGCAAAAGCTGGGCGGCTGGACGCGGTTTTTTCCGTCCGCGCTTGACGCCGTGCCGCGCGCGCTCTGGGCGTGGCGCGACAACCTGACGAACGACTATCTCGCTGTGGGGTGTTCGGGAACTGGCGCAGCGGGCGGCCCGCTCTACGTCATCTCGAATGACGCGGCGAATAATATCACGCCGCAAACTTTTGAAGATAATCCTTCTGTCGACTGCTCGACGACCATCAATACCAGCCTCGTCACCATCGGCGATCCCGGCTTCAGTGCCGCCACGACCGGCGCCTCGGGCGACGGCACGACTGTCACGATCACATACGCCGGAACGCATGTATTTCCCGTCGGCGGCCCTGTCGTCGTCGCCGGCGTAACGCCCGCCGGCTATAATGCGACGGCGACCGTGACGGCTTCTTCGGCGGGATCGGTGTCCTACCTGAACGCCACGACGGGCCCGCAGACTGTCGCGGGCACCGTCAGCAGCGGCGGCAGCAACATCACGAGCTACGACGTAGTCTACATCTCGACGCATATCAGTGTCGGCGGCCTGATCCTGTTTGGCTTCTATCCGTGTACGGCGGCATCGTCCACGACGTACCAGATCACCGCGTTGGATAGGCTTGGTTCGCCCGCGCTTGCCACGGCAACCGTCGCCAACGGCGGCGCCGTCGCGCTGTTCAATACGACCGCCAACACGTCCATCGTTACTGTAACGCTTAATAATCACGGTTTTGCAATTGGCGATACGTATCCGATATTGGTCGCAACAACTGTCGGCGGCGTGCTGCTGGAAGGCAATTACACGGTTCAAACAGTACCGACCGTAAACACCTTCACAATTCAGGGCGCGCAAAACGCCACGGCTACGACTTCCGGCAGCATCAACGGCGGTAACGCGCGCTACATCTACTACGTCACCTACGGCCCTTTGCCGGCGGGCAGCGGCTATTCGACCGGTGGCTACTCAGTAGGCGGGTACTCGACCGGCGCGCCGGCGACGGCCGCTGCAGGGTTCCCGACACCTGCTACCGACTGGTCGCTCGACAACTGGGGCGAAATTCTGATTGCGAACCCCGACGGAGTGAACATTCAGGTCGGCGACATTGAGCCCGGCGGCCCGATCTATCAATGGTCGCCAGTATCGAATTTCCAGATCGCGCAGGTCATCCCGCAGGCGCCCGTCACCAATCACAGTATGTTCTTGGCGATGCCGCAGCGGCAGATCGTGGCGCTGGGTTCGACCTTTACCGGCGTGCAGGATCACCTGCTTATTCGCTGGTGCGACATCAACAATTTCAATCAGTGGATCGCGCTGCCGACCAATCAGGCGGGCTCGTATCGCCTGCCTCGCGGCAGTCGCATCGTTGGCGGCATGCAGGGCCCGCAACAGGGCCTCATATGGACCGACCTTGCGCTGTGGGCGATGCAGTACGTCAACCTGCCCGACGTTTACAATTTCAACGAGCTGGCCACGGGATGCGGTCTGATCGGCAAGAAAGCCATGGCGACACTGAGCGGCACCGTCTTCTGGATGGGCCAGTCGCAGTTCTACATGTACGCGGGCAATGGCGTGCAGTCGCTGCCTTGTACCGTGTGGGATTTTGTCTTTCAGGAGCTGGACACCACAAAAGTCGACCGCATTCGCGCGGCGCCGAATTCGCGGTTTGCCGAGATGACGTGGTACTTCCCGACGCAATCCGGCGGCGGTGAAGTGAACGCCTACGTCAAGTATTCGCTGGCGACCAATGGCTGGGACTACGGCTACCTGTCGCGCACGGCGTGGATCAACCAGTCGGTGCTGGGGCCGCCCATTGGCGGCAGCTCGAACGGCGTGATCTACCAGCACGAGACGTCGCCGAACGCCGACGGGCAGCCGCTTGCCGCCAGTTTTCAAACCGGATACTTCACGCTTCAGGACGGCGACCTGCTGTCGTTCATCGATCAGGTGTGGCCCGACTTCAAATGGGGCTATTATGGCGGCGCGCAGAATGCGTCGCTGTTGATGACGTTCTACGTTACCGACTATCCGGGGCAGTCGCCGCGAGTGTTCGGGCCGTACACGCTGACACAGGCGACCAAATACATCACACCGCGGCTGCGCGGGCGCCTCGTCTCGATCAAGTTCGAAAGCAACGACATCGATACGTTCTGGCGCGTCGGCGCGCCCCGCTACCGGCTGACGCCGGCGGGCAGGTTCTGATGGCGTCGCTTGATGATGTTGTAACAGTCCAGAAGAACGGTGTCGTTGCCATCAACGGCATCCAGCGGCTGATGGCCGATTTCCTTACGTTGATCCAGCCGGCGCTGGGCGCGGCGCTCAAGGTCAAGTACACGCCAATCAGCGGCACGTACACGATTGTCGTGACCGACTGCGTGATCGACTGCACGGCCAACACGTTCACGGTCACGTTGCCGACGGCGGCCGGTATTCAAGGACAGGTCTTCACCGTCAAGAACAGCGGCACCGGCGTGATTACGGTGACCGCTGCGGGCGGCGAATTCATCGATGGCGTCGCGACGCAGCTATTGACCGTTCAATATCAGAGCATCTCCATGATCTCGACCAACACGGGCTGGAGGATCATCTGATGTCGTACAGGATCGGGCCGACGCCGCACATCATGGTGTACGACACCACGACGCAGACGATTGCGGCGACGAATACGGCGCAGGTCATTACTTACAACACGACAGACGGCGCGGCCGGCATCACGCTGGTGACGTCGGGCGGCAAGGCGTCTCGCATCACGCTGCCGAATGTCGGCACGTATCTCTTTTCGGTGTCGGCTGTCGTACAGGCCGCCGCGCCCAACAAAAGCTGCTCGATCTGGTTCCGCAAAAACGGCAGCGACGTCATCGCCAGCAATACCACGGTCATCTGTCTGGACGGCGAGCCGACGATCCTCGCCGTCAGCGTCAATCTCGCCTGCACGACTCCCGGCGACTATTACGAACTGTGGATGGCGGGCACCGATACGTCCGTCGGCATCTACGCCACCGCGGCGTCGGTCGGGCCGCCTGCGCAGCCCGCGGTGCCGTCGATCATTGTGTCAGTATCGCAGGTCGCCTGACACGGTGTCAGCTTCAGGGAACCTGCGCCGTGCGGTATTATGGCCTGTTACCCGGAGCGTCTAGGTGCCCTTGAAGCGCGGTTCTTCGCAGGCCACGATCAGTTCGAACATTCGCAAAATGATCGCGTCTGGCCATCCGCGCGACCAAGCGGTGGCCGCAGCTCTGAGCACCGCGCGCAAGCCGCGCGCCACCGGCGGCAAGGTACATTCGGGCGCAATTTCCAGCGCCGTGCCGGGGCGAACCGACCACCTGCCGATGCATGTGCCGTCGGGCGCCTACGTGCTGCCGGCCGACATCGTCTCGGCTTTGGGCGAAGGCAATACCGCGGCCGGCTTCAAGATCGTCAAGTCGCTCTTCACGTCGCCCTTTTACAGCGCCAAGAAGCCGGGTGCCGGCGCGCCCTACGGCCAGACCGGCGAACCGTACGGCGCCGAAGGCGATCAGCCCTACACCGAAAGCACGTTGCCGTACGACGCGCCCGTGCCGGGCAAGGCCGAAGGCGGCGGCACGACGGTGCCGATTGTTGCTGCCGGCGGCGAGTACGTGATCCACCCCGAAGACGTCACGCACCTCGGCAAAGGGTCGCTCGATGACGGCCACAAGATACTTGACGAGTTCGTCAAGCAGTTCCGGGCGAAGACGATCAAGACGCTTTCGAAGTTGCCCGGCCCGAAAAAGGACTAGGAGGAAGCTATGTCCGATATTCACGTTCGCGTAGGTACGCCCGAAGACGTTCACGGGTTCATGGAGCTATGCCTGCAAGGCAGCGAAGAGAACGGGTTTGTGAAGCCGGACCCGGTGAAACTGCTGGAAGAGGTGTGGCCCGCGCTGCATCGCGAGGGCGGCCTCTGCGGCATCATCGGCGCCCCCGGTGCGGAACACTTCGAAGGCGGCATCCTGCTGCGCACGACGAAGCTCTGGTACAGCGACAAGGTCGTGCTCGAAGAGCGCGGCGTTTTCGTGCATCCCGACTACCGCGCCGCCAAGGGCGGCCGCGCCCGCAAACTGTGCGAATTCGCCAAGACGGCGGCCGACAAGCTCGAAATGCCGCTGCTGATTGGCATCCTTTCCAACAGCCGCACCGAAGGCAAGGTGCGTCTCTACGAACGCGTCTTCGGTAAACCCGCAGGCGCATATTGGCTCCTCGGCGCCGAGACCGGCGTAACCAACAAGGCCGCTTGATGATCATGCGCTCCACCTGCCCTTGGCATATCCATAATTCGCCGCTCGCGGCGCAAGGCGCGCGCTTCGGCGGCGGCAAGGGCGGCGGCGGTGGAGGCACGACCTACCAGACGCAGACGACCCAGATTCCACCCGAAGTGCGCGCCCGTTACGATGCGGTGAACGCACGCGCCGAACAGGTCGCGCAACAGCCTTTTGTCCCGTACACCGGCCAGTTCGTTGCGCCCATCAATCCGCTGCAGGAAGCGGCGATCAACCAGATCGGGCAGGCGACGCAGGGCTATCAGCCCTACCAGCAGGCGGCGACCACAGCCCTGACCGGGGCGGCCGAGGCGGCGCTGCCGTATTACGGGCAGGCTGGCGAGAGCATCCAGCAGGCGCAGGCGGCCGGCGCGCCGTACACGGGACTGGCGACGGCGGCCGGGCTGGCCGGCACGCAGGCGGTCAATCCGCAGACGCTCCAGATCGAACGCTACATGGACCCGTACATTCAGTCGGTCGTCGCGCCGACGATGCAGGGTCTCTACCAGCAGCAACAGCAGCAGCAAAGCCAGCTGATGGGCGAGCAGGCAATGCGAGGCGCCTTCGGCGGTGACAGAGGCGCGATTGCCGCGGCAAATCTGGCTCGTCAGCAGGGTCTGGCGGCCCAGCAGGCGCAGGCCGGCCTCCTGAGCGGCGCCTACGGGCAGGCCCTGCAGGCGGCCCAGCAGCAGCAGGGTGTCGGCTTGGGTGCAGCGCAAGCAAACCGCGCTGCGCTGCAGCAATTCACGCCGCAGGCATTGGCCATTGGCCAGCAAGCCTTCGGGCAGCCGATGGCGGCCGCGCAGGCCCAGCAGCAGCTCGGGCAGGGCGTTCTGGGCTACGGGCAGGGCGTGGCGCAGGGTCTCGCCGGGCTTGGTCAGCAGGGCACGCAGACGGGGCTGGCGGCCGGTCAGGCGCTGCTCGGCGCGGGCACGCTGGGCCAGCAGACGCAGCAGCAGCTCAACGCCGCGTTCTACAATCAGTTCCTGCAGCAGCAGGGCTACCCGTTTCAGGTCGCGCAGTTCCTCGCGAACATCGCGCTCGGCACGGGCCCGCTGTACGGCAGCACGACGTCCGGCACGACGACCGTGCCGACGCCGTTCTTCTCGGACGAGCGCGTCAAGGAAGACATCACCGAAATCGGCCGCACGCACGACGGTCAGAAAATCATCAAGTTCCGGTACAAGGGCGAACCGGAAGGCACGAAGCATATCGGCCTGTCGGCGCAGGATGTCGAGCGGCACCACCCCGAAGCGGTCAGCGAGACCGCCGAGGGCATCAAGGCCGTCGACTACGACGCCGCGACCAAGCACGCCGAACGCGCGTACGGCGGCGGCTTGCTGCCCATGACGTCCGAAGGCGGCGCCGTGCATCCAAGCATGGCCGGCCTCGGTTTTGCGCGTGGTGGAGTGCCGGGCGTTGATGACTACTCACAACAGCTTTTGCAACAGCTTGTCAATCCGTTGAGCGGCACTACTCCACACAGCAGCATGGGCAAAATGCCGGGTGCGCCACAATCGTGGAAACCGGGGTTGTCGGTCAAACCGCAGCGATCGCTGGGTTCCGATGTGCGCCTTGCGCCGCCGCAACAACAGCCGACGGGGTTGTCGCAACTCACGAGCGCGGCAAAAACTGGCGCCGATCTCTACGGTACTGGCGAAAAGATTTACGAAGGTGGTCAGAAAGCTGTCGACTGGTTCAAGAAGCAGGCCGCAAACCAACAGCCGGCGCAAACCGGCTACGCTGCATCGAATGCACCGGGGCAGATCAAGACCGAGAGTTTGCCGCCGCCGTCGCAGTCATCGCAGTCATCGGCGCCGGGGCTCGGCACAGCAGCGCCGCAAGCGACAGCCGACGCAACCGGCCTCGCACCCAGCGACACGGCTTCGGCAATTGCCGACGCGCTGCCTGCGGAAGATTTGAGCGACGTTACGTCGATGTTTGCGGCGCGCGGCGGCCGAATGCACCGTGCTGCGGGCGGTCGCATGGGTTACGCTGGCGGTCTGAAAGTCGACTTGCCGTACGACAGCAAAGAGCAGGACACGCCGCTTTCCGACATCACGGAAGAACAGCCGGATGCCAAGTTGCAAGACACCAAGTTGCCGGGTGTGGCGGGGCCGTCGGGCGCGGGTGTGGCGGGGCCGTCGGGCGGTGGCGCCCAGAAGGACAAGACGGCAAGCACGGCGCTCGATCTGGCTGCGCTGGGCGCTGGGCTGGGCGCGAATTTTTTTATTCCCGGTGTCGGGCCCTTTGTCAGCGCAGGGTTGAAAGGTCTTTCGAGGTTCGCGGCAGATGGTGGCCGCATTGGCTACGCCACCGATGGCAAGGTCGACTACACCTCAATCGTCGGGCGCGGCGAGAGCGGCAACCGGAACGTACGAAATCCGTTGTCGGGCGCGGAAGGGGAATTTCAATTTATGCCGCCCACATGGGCTGCAGCGCGTAAAGCTCTCCCACATCTTCCGGCGAACATCAGAGAGTCGACGCCGGAACAACGCCTCGAAGCCATGAACTGGCTGACTGGCGAGAACCGCCGGGCGCTGTCTTCGTCTCTTGGCCGTGATCCGTCAAACGCGGAATTGCGTTACGCGCATTATTTCGGGCCGTCAGGCGCGGCGGCGCTCATGAAGATGGATTCCGGCACACGGTTTGCCGACCTGCCGCAAGATTTCTGGCACAAGCTCGGCGAGAAGTTTACGAACACGACGTTTCTGGCGCAGAACCCGAACCTTCGCGACGAAACGCTGGGCGGTTTGCTCAACAAATACCGCGGCGAGTTTAAGGAAGGTCTCGCGCCGATGCCGACGGCGGAACACGTCATGGCGCGACGCGAACCGCCGCGCCCCGGCCTCGCGCCGCCGATGGTCACCGATGTTGAAGACCTGAACGAAGATGAAGAGGACAATAACGAATTTGCACGCGGCGGTATTGCCGGCCGTCACGGATATCAAGCCGGTGGCGAGCCGGAACCATGGGATTCGCCGGGGCAATACTTGCCTGACTATCTGGACCCTGCGGTTCGGCAACGTGCACGTGAGCAAGAAGTTCGGGGTGCCAAATTTGAACCGCCGGGGCAGATGTCAGCTGACGTCATGCCCAGCCGAGGGCTTGCACCGCCCACTCCTCCGGTAACGGTAGAAGCCGATCCACAGCGTATGCTTGAAACCGGCGTGCGCACTGCGTCCTACGAACAACCGGAACAAGCGACGGCCGGCTATATGCCCCAGCGCGGCCTTGCGGGAACTTCGCCACGCGTGGCTACGCCCAGCTCGCCAAGCGTCCAAGCATCTGTCTCGCCGAATGTTGCTGCGCCGGCTTCGACGGGCGTAGCGCCGCCGCTGCCTGCAGCTACGAATGTCCGAACGGCGCCGAATTTTCCTGAAGTGGCGGCCGCACCGTCGTCTACGCAAAGCCGTGGGCTTGTGCCTCCCGATGTGGTTACTGCGACGACACCCGCCGCAGCGTTGCCGCCTGCGTCACTCACCGGCGATTGGTTCGAGCGCAATCATGGGTGGGTCATGCCTTTTGCCAGCGGCATCGGCAACATGCTTGCTTCACGTTCGCCGTTTTTCTTGAACGCACTGGGCGAAGGCATCGTGGGCGGTGGCAAGACGTACCTTGAACAGCAAGGGCGCGACATCCAGCAGCAACAGGCGGACATCGCGGCCGCGCGGCAACTCTACGGCGTTTACAGCGATCTTGGAATGAGGATTGCCAATGCTGAAACGCTACCCGATGGAGGGGGCGCATTGGCGCCGCTGCGCGCGCAATACAACAATCTTGGGAAACAGATCAATGCGCTAATCGGCAAATATGTGAAGACACCGCAGCAGGCTACCGAGTTGCTGACCGACGGCGGCGGTCCGTCTGGTGGCGGCGCGCAACCAGCGCCCGCCAACGCGCCCGTGCAAACGCCGCCAGTCTCTTTGCCGCCTCCCGCCGACCAATCCGATGTTCCAAAGTGGGCGCGGCGCGCGCAAACTACGCCCGAACAGCAGGCGTGGATGAAACAGAACATCGATCCTAATCGTGACCCAGCTGTGCTGTATCAACGCGCGCAAGCTGCGCTGGCTACAGACCCGAAGGGTGAAGTCGCTGCGCGACTCAAGCGCGAAGCCGACGAAGTGCAGATGCGCATGAACGATAAGGGCGAAATCCCGACACGCGGCGGCGGTTTCGCGACGATGCCGGGCTGGAATGAACGGCGCTCTGAAGTCGAGCGTGTCGCTGATAATACGAAGTGGATGAACGACTACGAACCCAAACAAGTGCAGGTGCAATCGCAACTTGTAAATATCAACGATCTAACTAACGCCTTGCAGGAAGTTCAGGCGGGGCCAGCCGCGGGCACAATCAACAAGTACACAGCGCTCATCGCGCAGTTGGCGGGTGTCGACGTCAACACAATGTTGTCGAACCCAGACGCTTATTACAAAGCCCGCAAGGACGCCTACAAAGTTATCAACGACACCTTTGGCCCTTCCGGTGCTCGGTCGGACATGCAACTTAATACAACCATCGCCGGATCGGCGTCGCCCGATCTTCCGCCAAACACCAACAAGGGAATCCTCGCGCAGCTCAAGGCAAAGGCTGAGTGGGTGCAGGCACGCGACAAGTGGATTAGCGATCAGATATATCGCTACGGCACCCACATCGACCGCGGTGCGGCCGCGCGGGAGTGGGAAGAGAAAAATGAAAACGAACTGATCAAGCGCACCGGCGAGGTTCACAAGAATATTGCCGTTCTTGGGGACACCGAAGGCGGTTTTATCAAGAGCAGAGACGGAAAGATGACGGCGCGCCCCGGCTTCTTCAAAGACGGCCAGATGTACATGATGCCTGTGGATGGCAAGCCAGTGCGCGTGCGCGCGCGCGTTGCACCCGACGGGACCCCGACTTTTTACCCGGAGTGACCTGTGGCCGACCCGATCACTGTCCCTCTTGCCGCCGTTGAAGACGACACTCGTCAAACTCGGTGGCCTGCTCAAACTCCAAAGACTACGGCTCCACAACAAGGCGGCGGCATCACCGTGCCGTTGGCGACTAAGGAAAGCACGCCGGGGTACGCCGAAGACATGGCCAAGAGCTTCGGCACACAGGCCGTAATCGGCCTTGTTGAGCAGGCGGGGCTACCCGGCACATTAGGCTCGATGCTTGAACAAGGTGCTCAATGGACCGGACGCAAGGCGCTGCAGGCAGGCGAAAAACTTGGCATCTTGCCGGGCGAGCATACGCCTGAGACTTTGCCGGCGGCTGTTGGCGAGTGGTGGAAGAGCTTCGAAACGCCTGAGAGCCGCTACTACGCAGAGAAGTACGGCTCGCGTAGCGACGTAGGCATTTCGCAATGGCCGACCAGCGAAGAAATTGAAAAAGAAGTTCGCAAGCGCGTTCCCGCGTTAGATTACACACCGCAAACCAAACCGGGCGAATACGCAGGCAGCGCCGGACGGATGACGGGCAGCGCGCCCATCGGCGGTCCGGGGCGCACGTTGGCCGAAAAAATGTTGATTGGCGCGGCGGCCGGAACAGGCAGCGAGGCGGCCGCCGACATTTCTGAACGCGCCCTCAGCAAAGACTACGAGGTGCCCGCGCGCATTCTTGGCGCCGTGCTAACTAACGCAGCTGCGCTACGCATCGCTGGCGGCGTTCGCGCGTTCACGGGCAAGAATGCCGAAGCCGAACATCGACTGGCACAAGCGCTGCAAGAAGACCTGCGTGACGGCAAAGCAAAGATGACGCCGCAGCAGATCGATGAAGCGTATGCGGTCGGACACACCCCCAGCATTTTCGATATGGCGGGACCGCGCACCGAGGCTCTGCTGTCGCGAATGGGCGGCATTTCCGAACATGAATTGGGACGGCTCAATGCCGCTATTCGCGCTCGCAACGAGACCATGCGTGAGGCGAACGGACAGGTCATTACAGACACTTTCGGTCTCACCAACCGGGCGGGTGACGAGCAAGCGGCGCTTCAGCTCGCGAATAAGCGTCAGAACGACCAGAACTACAAACTTGCACGTACAGAACCATCGGCGGCGGCAGTAACGACGTCGCGGCTTGAAGAGCTGGCGCAATATGAGCCTGTCAAACAAGCTATGGCGCGCGTTACGAAACTTGCGGACGATCCGCAATTCGGCATTCAGCCGCCGATTGCCGCGCCATCGTTTGGCGGGCCCCCAATGGCACCAACGCCGGGTAACCTTGCGTTTTGGGACCACGTGAAGCGAGACCTTGACGCGCAGATCAAGACGCTACAACGGTCAGGCGGCGACACGCACTACATTGATACGTGGCGCAAGGAAT